AAGGGGAAACGCGCGAGGCGAGCTATGCAACTTGAATTACAATTACAACAATCAATCAGGAGAAACTAAGATATGAGAATAAAACTAAAACAAACTTTTCACAGCGCATGGGGCAATCGTTGGACGTGTTCAACGGCAATTGACACGCTTGGAATACATAAAAACGAAACCGTGCAACGCAACGGACATTTGAAGACCAAGAAGGACTTGGAATGGGTAAAGGCCATAATGCTTGAGCGCATAAGGAGAAACTAAGATATGAAATTCTATTCCATGACATGGTGCAATTGTGAAGATATTAGAGAATTCGCAATGTTTACTAACAAAGCTGAAGCGCAAAAGAAGCACAATGAACTTAAACGTGACGAGCAGGAAGGTGGTATATATGCAAGCACTCATGTAACCGACATTAGGATACACCACTTGAATAAACTGACGAAAAAAACTGTCGTGAGGCTTTTTGAAAACGCGACGCAATAAGTAAACGCATACTAAGGAGAAACTAGAACCATGAAAATTACAATTGACGAAATAGCCCAAGCGGAAACCGGGCTTGTTGAAATAGAAAAAGAAATAAGAGAAGCCAGGTTCTATGAAGACATAGAACGTGAGAAATACATGCTAAAAGAAAAACTGGAGACACTAAAGTTTTTGGCGTCAGCGGAAAAGCAACAATCAATCAGGAGAAACTAGAACTATGAAAATTAAAGAACAATTAAAACGCTATGCATCGAAAAAAATTCAGCTTGGGAGACTCAAAGACGAGGACTTACTCGATGCGTGCGACCTGCACGAACTTGGCCTTACAACTTTATCCAAGGGCCGAATCATAACTTTGACCCCCAAAGGTGTTGAGGAATTGAAGAGACTGGAAGGGGGGGAAGGATGATTCAGGTTCGTTTAAAAGGTTTCTTCCGCATAAAGTCCGTTCGATCGAAACTTGCGAAAGCCCACGCAACTTATGTTTCAAGCAATGCCGGATCAATCGACTACTATTTGAGCGACGTCGACATTGACCCGAATAGAGGTCGAAGAATCATCGAACTCGGTCGGTTCGTTATCAATCGCAGAAACAAAGAAGGGGGGGAAGGATGATTCGCAAGGCAACTTTTTCAAAGTGGTGGAAAGTCGGAGGAATTTCGATCTATGGAAAAAACGAAGGAGAGAATTGCAAGATCGCGGAGATCGAAACCGATCGATTCGATTTTCAGAAACAAGACGTCGATGACTGCGCTCGCCTAATCGCGGCAGCCCCTGAGTTGCACGCCCAAGCGAAGGTCCTTGAGCGGTTACTTACAGAGCTTGCAATGCAAGGAGAAACGGGGACGGATGAAGCACTCGAAGAGGTACGCGAGATCCTCGCAAAGGTAGACGGGGGTGAAGGATGAGCGAGGAGATTACAAAAGACAACGCAAGCAAACTTGGTGCAACTTATTACAGAACCGTTCAAGAGGCTTGCGAGGAAACGCGGAGAGATCAAAATCACTCTGCATTTATGGAGGCTGAAAAGGAGAAAGCTTGGGGCGATGGTAAAAAAGATAAATACAAGAGATTGTATAAACAATCTAGTGATTACACCCTCAATGTTTCAGTCAATCGGCGTAATATTATGATTTCTAAGCACGATTGCAAGGTATGGGCTGACCCTATCGCCGCAGATGGGAGAAAAAGAAGCGGCGAATTGATGGTCACACATGTTGATTGGCCGGACTTTATGGCGAGAAAATACAGATATGAAGATTCACTTGTTTTTACATTTAGTGACGAGCGGGGCGAGGTATTAGTGAGAAACCTCTTTTACAAGGTAGACGGGGGTGAAGGATGAGCGGTCAACCTACTGAAGAGGATTATCATGACGCGCTTGCAAACTTTCAAACTCCGGTGCGTGGATCAAATGACCAGGAGTATCAAATCTACCTTGATTGCGCGGATGACGGCAAAGGCGGAGACATAACGAGAAACGGGGAACCGTTGCTCACGTTTGACGAGTGGCTCGCCAGGTAACAAACTTTTGTTCTAGTCCTATGCCAGCCCTCGCGGGGCGGGATACCTCGCGGGGGCTTTTTATAGGGCTTGAACGGACAACGACAAAACACTAAGGAGAAACGGCCCTAACCGCACCCTCCTGAATGAGGCCGGATCTCTTGCCTGACTTCGCCCAATCCCTTAAGGCACCTTAAAAGGCGTTGGGGCATTCATGCCCGTTCTTACCTATTCAGGAAAAGAAAACGCCTTTTAGGTGCCTTCTTGCGTCTTTAAAGTGCCTTTCCGTATTCTTGTGTAGTCCTACCATGACGGTTGCGAAGGAGAAACGGGTGATTCGTCATTCAATCTGCTTGGAACGTGGGTCGAGAATCGACCTACGCTTTTGTCAAACTCCGCTAAGACGTATCCGGTTTCCCCGTTTCGATTCTTTGCGAGGTGAATTCTAATGATGTCCTTTGAAGGAGAAACTTCCTTTTCCTTGGATAACAGCATGACGCAATCCGCATCTTGTTCGATGGACCCGGACTCACGCAGATCCGATAATGCGGGTTTGCGGTTTTGTGCTTCCAGGTTTCGGTTGAGTTGGCTTAACGCGACTACGGGCAAGTCAAGCTCCAGTGCTTGGGCTTTCATGCTACGAGAAATTGCGCTCACTTCCTCATGGCGGGAGGAGAAACCGGGAGAGGTTAAGAGTTGAAGGTAGTCTATGACTGCCAAACCTAGTTCTCCCTCCAAGCGTTGCTGAGCGAGAAACGCGCAGAATGCCTCGAGGGTTGCTTGGTTATCGTCCTTGAAGGTAATCGGCCAACCTCGTAACGCTTTGACTGTTTGCTCGATCTTCTGCCTGTCGCTGTGGGAGAGACTGCCCTGTGCGGTTGGACGGGAAACTCCGCTCACGGAAGTGAGCAACCTACCCGCGCATTCCGGTGCTGTCATTTCGAGACTGGCGTAAGAGGAACGGATCCCCTTTTGTGCTGCTTGGATTGCTAGGTGTATCGCAAGTGCGGATTTTCCAATACCTGGTCTTGCGGCAATCACGTACAAGCTTCCGTTTTTCAAACCTCCTTGAAGATGTGCATCCAGTTTGTGAAACCCCGTGGGGATTGCGGAGACACCACCTGCATCGATATTGTAAAAGTCCGCTTGTGCTTGGGTGGCCGCATCTTTGAGAGAAACCTGTCCTTTGCGTTTACTGAGTGCCTTGGCTACGGAGTGGGTAAAGGAGGAAGCAACCTCCTCTGCTGTACCACCCTCTTTGATTGTGTCTTGTGCCTTGAGTATCGCCAATTCGATTGCACGGTGGTTGCGATGTTCAATGAGGTAATCAACGTACCTCTCAATTTGTCCGCCTCCGTATTGCTCCGAAATAAAAGTGACTGACTCCGCCAAGGATGGTTCCGCAATGAGGATGTCTATCTCGTTGCACTTTGGGGCGAGCTTACCGATTGCCTTGAATATGCGTTGCCTTTCGGGGGATGAGAAATCTTGGGGGGTTAGATGCTCAAGAGCGGTAGCCGATCCTCGGCCCGACTCATCACGCATGGATGCGGCAAGGACCGCAATTTCCGCCAGGTCGTAATCCATCTTAGAATTCGTTCTCCTGTTTGGTCTGCAAAATCTGCGGGTAGTTTTGCGGGAGGTAACCGTTGACCGCTAATGCGAATGCCTTGTCCCAATTTACGTACCGGTAATCTTTTGCTTCCGCTTGGGCTTTGAAAAACCTAACTGCTTTTTCTTGGTCCACTCCCGCCTCTTCGCAAATCGCTTTTGGTGGATCGAAGTCTTCGGGCAGTGGGGTCTTGTTTTTCTTCCGAGGTGCGGGTTTTTTCTTTGCCGTGTTTTCCGGCTGTTTGTCGGAAGTTGGGCTATATATATTATTATTCATTTCGGAGAAATGACGCGCACGCGCGAGGCGTTTCCATAGATCCTCCAGTAAAAGGACGGTAATCACGGCACTTTGCTGGAGTCCTGTTAGTTCGCAATACTCCTCCAAAATACGGTTGGGAGTGTCCCCAAGCATGATCCTTTTTTCTTTGTTTTTCGACATGATTTAGATCCCCAATATGGTTGCGACAAATCCCCACACCATCCATATAAATACAATAATGGACAACAGGAA